CAGAATAAACTCTTGCATTGGTGAAGTAAAGATTGATTACTTCCGATACATTTGCCGTGGTTAAAAGAGGACTTATATTAGCATAGGATCTAGCATTGGTGAAGTAAAGATTCGTTCCCTCGGCTATATTACTTGTGTTTAAATCTGTTACATTTGCTTTAAGTGCCAGATTACCTGTTACCGCGGAATAAACTCTCGCATTGGTATAATAAAGATTCGTTACTTCATTAACATTTGCTGTTGTCAATAATGGGCTAATATTGGCATAAACACGTGTATTAGTATAGTAAAGATTAGTACCTTCAGCTACATTACTTGTGTTTAAGTCTGTCACATTAGCTTTGAGTGCCAAATTCCCTGTTACTGCAGAATAAACTCTTGCATTAGTAAAGTAAAGATTCGTACCTTCTGATACATTGCTTGTGTTTAAGTCTGTTACATTAGCTTTAAGTGCCAGATTACCTGTTATGGCCGCATAAACTCTCGCATTGGTATAATAAAGATTCGTTAATTCTGATACATTTGCCGTGGTCAACAATGGACTTATATTGGCATAAACACGTGTATTGGTGTAGTATAAATTTGTTAACTCACTAATATTAGCTGTTGTCAATAATGGACTAATATTTGCGTAGGTTCTGGCATTGGTGAAGTAAAGATTCGTTCCCTCAGCTATGTTACTTGTGGTGAGATCAGTTACATTGGCTTTGAGTGCTAGATTACCTGTTACGGCAGAATAAACTCTTGCATTGGTGAAGTAAAGATTGATTACTTCCGATACATTTGCCGTGGTTAAAAGAGGACTGATGTTGGCATAGACTCTTGCATTGGTAAAGTATAGATTGGTACCTTCTGATACATTTGAAGTAAATAGATTTTGATATACATTAGCATATACAATGTTTGTAACAACCGCATTGGGTATAGTTACATTTCCTGCAGTATTAAATGTGAATACTGCTGTATTTGCGGTAATAGTAGTATTAGTCTCGGTACCATTGTATGAACTTGCAATTATATTGCCCGTTGCTATTACATTATTAAAGGTGACATTTGCTGTTGTGGAAACATCTTGACCAATAGCAACAGTGGGGGTTATTCCTTCGCCCCCAAGATTAGTTAAGAATACACCTGTTCCAGCAGTTAAATTGGATACATAATCACCAGTAGTATCTGTACCTAGAGCAACAGAATTTGGTTGTATAGTTGTGATTATGCTTAATGTGTTACCCGTTAGATTATTTAACAGAACATTTGCTGTTCCCGTTACATCACCAGATAAAGTAACATTAACAAATGGATTTCTGTTGATTGTAGTTGCAGTAAGAGTACCAGTTACATCTAAACTCTTATTAGCTACCCATTTGTCTCCAGACGAAGCATATGTGAATGTGGCACCTGCTCCATCGATTGAAATGCCTGCGCCATCTGCTGCAGCAGCACTTATGGCACCATTCGCCAGTAATAAATTTTTATCTTCTATTACAACTGTTTCAGTATTAAAAGTTATCGTATTACCCTGAACCAATAGATTACCAGTGATTATGGCGTCGCCGTCAATAGTAACATTGGAAGCAGTAATATCGTTACTTAATAATTTACCAGATACTGATACATTTGCAAAAGTAACATCTGATGTCGTAGCAACTGCTTGTCCAATTGCTATTGTTGGTATGGCACTTTCGTTGCCAAGATTTGAAATAGTTACACCCGTGCCAGCAACAAGATTAGCTACATAGGCACCTGTTGTGTCCGTAGCTAATCTGATACTATTTGGTTGTATATTTGCGATAAATTGATTACCATCTGCAGTTGAGATGGTAAAGGAATTACCGGAAGAAGTAAAACTAGATACTCCGGCAACTGCAACATTGGCTGCTGAAGATAATCTGCCCTGTTGATCAACTACAAAAACAGGAATACTTGAAGAACCACCATAAGTTCTCGAAGAAACTCCAGTATTTGAAAGTGCAATAGTAACATTGGCATATTCCCCTCCTTGATTCGAGGCGACTACACCTACACCTGCTATCACATTATTAACAAAAGAACCAGTAGTATCTGTTCCAAGTCTTATAGAATTTGCTTGAATATTGGCGTAGAATGTGCTACCGTCAGAAGTAGCCAATATAAAACTATTACCAGATACCGTAAAATTTGAAACACCAGTTACGGGAGTATTGCCGGCAAATAGCAAAACGCCATTGGGCATCACAGTAATAACTGCTACATTACTTGAACCACCATACGTTCCTGCTATTATACCAGTTTGTACAGCAGCAAAACTACCTGTGGGGCCTTGGGGTCCGGCAGGACCAGCAGGCCCAGGTGGCCCAACAGTCCCACCTTTATTGATTACTACTTGTGCTTTTTTCGGTTTAGTAGCATTAACTACTGTCATTTAGTAACCTCGGGCATAACTGTTATGATTCCCTCGACAATACGAGAGACAGTATAGGTAGCATTTTCTACTACCTCTACATCATAAAGATATCTGCCCACCTTGAGATTAGCTGTAGTATTTGCATTCAAGGATAAAGTAACATTGCCGTTAGTAGGTGAAGATATGTTAGCAATCAGATTAGTTGCTGTTGTGGAATAATATGATCTTCGCATCTGCGAACGAGCTTGATACCCAGTAAGATCAATTGCTGTACCATCATCATTCAAATAACGAACAATGATTTCAAAATTAGTGCCTTGATCCAAAACTAGATTTGATATAACAGCCATAATTTCCCCCTATCTCAATATTTATAAGGGTACTATTTTGGCTGTTAGAATTAAAACATTGATATCACAAAGGTTGCAATGCCTGCCAAGAAACTGTTTCCTCATTCCATGCGTACATCTTTGGAGGATCACCGGTTCCAGAATCTTCTGGCATTGCAACAGGTGCTTCCCAGTGACATGATGTCTCATTTAGTACCCAACTATTAAATGGTTTCGGAGGAATAAAAGCATCACGCTGTGAATCAAAACTATAACCTATACCGGCATAGTTTTTTCTAAAATTAGCATTGTAGCTAGTTTGCTTCCACGTACCACCCAATAGTCTTTCAAGATATGCTGCGCCAATGTGTTCTTTTTCAACACCATTTGCATCTGCGGTATCTTTGTTATCCACGACTACAACACGCAATACTACATTGTTCTGATCTATTTCTGCAAAATGTGCCATTTTTACCTCTAAAAGATATTAAATTAATCTAACTCCAGAAGAGTCAAATCGTTTGCTTCCCCCACCGTTCCAACTAAAAATGTATTAAATGATAATGAAATTCTAGTAGATTCGGCAGATACTTTTTCAACCATGTGTTCCAAAGAAGAGGGGAAAAGAAAAAGTTGCCCTTTTGTTGCCCCAAACCACCATGATTCACTATTCCAGGTATTCCAATTATTTGGAGGCATCTTGATTGTAGGAATATCCCCGTTATAAAAGAAAATTTTATCCTCAATTGTAGATTCAATGTAATAAACACCCGATACAAATGAATTAGGATGACGATGCTTGTGATGGTACTCACCCTTTTTAGTATAATTAACCCATGATTGAGTTATTCTCAATCCAACTTCGTGTTTAGGATTATATACCTCATGAAAAAATAAATTCATTTTTATTTCAAGTGCTTTTTTAAAAGCTGCCAATTCTTTATTATTAAGAATTTTATTATCTATACTTGTAGTATTTCCCATATTACTACGTTGGGGTTGTTCAAGTAAAAATTTTAATTCTTTTTTACTTAGTTTATAATCTAAACTATAAGATCCAACAGGTGTTGGGAATAAATTGTATATTACCGAGGATGATGGTAAATTATTTATTTCTGTTGGTGGTAATAGAATATCATTCACTTAAGTGCCTCTTCAATTTGTTTTTGCTGTATACCCATTTCGATTAATTGTTCGGGCAAATAGATAGTATTAATAGAATCTTCAAATGCTTTAATTTTATCTATTACTTCATACACCTCTTCAATTGTGGGGCAGGGTCTTGGATCATCCCATCTGGAAAAATGATTATTGGAAATTTCCCACTTGGCACCCGGTCTAAGTAAATGCATAGCTGTATCAATACCCATTAATCTATAAACTTGAAACTCTTTATTTGTAAGTTGTTTCTCTTCTACTTTTTTTCTTTTGGCCATCATATCTCCTTATAATATTATTAATAATTTATATACTTAGAAACAAGCAGTTTACTATGATTGAATATTAGTTGGATAAAGAACAGCAATAAGTTCTTCTACTGTTGTAGAAGCTAAAATAGCACTTTCCTTTTGAGCACAGTCTGATATAATTTTAGCCCTACTTTCAACCACATCTGTTGGTATATCTATTCCTCTTTCAAATTTTCTTAAAACTATCCAATCTGTTTGTGCAAGAGTAATATTAGCATTTTGTTTTGTTTCTTGAACATATTGAGTTTTAAGTTTATCTAAATCTTTTGGTGTTGTAGTATATTCTCTGACAGGTTTACCATTTATAAGTTTTACTTGATCCCCTACCCAGTAAAAACGTTGATCTGGTTCGGTTGGTTCAAGTATTTCAACTACTCCTAAACTCATTAATCGTTCTGTAGATAAATCCCAAATCCAGTTGAATCCATAATCTACTCCATTAATAATTAATTGTGATCTGGTATCAATAGTTTTAACTATCTCGCCGTTTTGAATAATTGCAAACATTTTTTACCTCGCAAGAGCGTATTTGAAGGGGTTTTGGGCAAATACCATGTAGATGTAAGTTCCGCTAGAAGCATTTACAACTCCTAAAGAAGCAGAACGAAGTTTGAACCCGTTAGACAAAATATCTATAACTCTATTTGTGTTTGTTTCTTCTACGTAAGACCCGTTTGCAAATAAAACAGTTTGAGTTGCATTATAACCGAGTCTCACCGAATCCCACATGACCCAATCTTCAGAAGAATCAGTTCTTTTTACCATTACAAACGCCGGTCTAAACCCTGTGTACACAAAAGGCCCATCAGCACTTCCGTTGCCTGTATAGCTACCAAACGCTGAGAAGCCGGGGATGGCTGCAAACAGATAAGCAACATATGTGTCGCCATTCGCATTAACTGCCGCATCCGTGCCGACACTAAAAACTGACGATGTTGGTGATGTGCTATTCCAATACGTTGCGCCAGACGTTGATGCCGCCGTCGTATTAAGCATTAAATAATTCGTGTTGGCTATGCTTGTGTGCCATGTCGGCCAACCCTGATCGGTACTCGCTGTCGTTCTTGCCTTGACGATAATCAAGCTTGGCGCAACACCAAGATTGTGGGCAATCGTGCGGTTTGAACCATTGCCTGTATAGGTCACAATATCAAACCCGGAAGCAACGCTTTCTTTCCACTGCCATGCAACATAAGTGGCGCTTGATGTATTGACCTGCGCTAAAGAACCAACCGTAAAGCCATCAGAGCCAAAGGCTGTTAGGCCGGTTGTTTCGGTTGTTTCATCTGTTGTCGTGTTGGACTCCAGCTGCTTCTGCACGCCGCGCACGGCGTCGTACAGGCCGTGATCAGTCGCAGCGGATCTGCTCTTGACCCAAACAAAGTCAGGCTGAAATCCGACGCCTGTGATCGACTGTGTGGAGCCTGTACCTGTGTACAGCACCGTGTTGAAGTAATCATCCCCCTGCACCACGGTTGGCGTGGATAGGTTCTGCGTGCAGAGTGCTTTGAAGCCCGATGGGGCGGTGTAGGCGAATGGACGTTGGCCGAAGTTCCAGTTTCCTTGCGGAGAATTAGAACTAATAGCAAAAAAATATGTACTAGCTGCTAATCCGCTATAAGCATTTCCTTGATTAACACCGTTTTTATAAAAGGTCAAAGTTCTGTCATCAGCGTTAAATGCAATGCCGATTGTGTCTCCGGTTGTATACGATGCCGCATAACTTGCGGCAGAGCCATTGGTGTATTTACTTCCAACGTTACCATAAGACCATCCATAAGCGTCAAAGCCCAACCAAGAATTCGCTGCCGCTGTTGTAGCGATACCAATATGTGTTGACACTCCAGCGTTAGAAACAAAATATTCGCAATACCATTTGCCAGACGACATTCCAAAAGTCGTAAGGGTTAATTTATCAACCCCGCCAACAACATCTAAATTGCCGTTAGATAGGGTATTCCCACCATTACTTAAAGGATTCATCGTACAGTAATTCCCCCGCACCTCGCCGCCCAGACCTGTGTCCGATCCATAAGGCGTCGGCGTATCCACCATCGAGTCGTTACCAGCACCAGCCGACACGCTGAAGTTGTTAGGCGTCCAGTTGTTGCCGTTGCCTGAGTAGTCTTTGCCCAGCGTCGTGCTGGTGGTGTTGCTGTTGTCGCTGAAGTTCAGGTAGAAGCCATTGGTGCCGTAAGTGCCGGTGTAGGCTTTAGGAGTCCATACGCCCGTGATTGCATTTGTTTCACCGAACGATGAAGGCGTGAGGGCTTGACCGTCGATGAAGTTGATCTCGGTGAGATAGCCGTCGATTTCGTATCCACTACCGCCACCAAATCGACCAATATATGTGGCTACATTGTTATTGATTTGATAATCTGTATTCTGCGTTGGGTATGTGGCTATCGAAAAAGCCGTAACCTGAGTTCCGTTTATGTAAACTTTGACGCGATTTGAATCGGTTGCCTGCGTTGTATCAAAAGCAACTACAAGGTGATACCAAGCGCCGACATCTCTATAAACAGCCGTGGTATTGAGTCTAAAGTTGTAACTACCGGAATAGTCGTAAACCTCAATAACGTCGGTTGTAGCAAGGAATTGAAAACCGGTTGTAGTAGAAGGTCCGGCTGTAAATATACTCTGTGAAGCACCGCTCGTTATCTGACTTCTTTTAATCCACCCACTCCATGTCCAAGTCTTTCTATTGCTTGCAGACGCAGGGGTTCGACTTAGATAAGCCGAATCGGCTCGGTTAAACCGCAGGCTGCGCTGAATCTGATAACCACTTACTTCTTCTGGTGTTTCTGTCCACAATCCTAATTTTCTATAATAAAACTGATTTGTGGCGGTGTGTATACCTTGATTATTGGTTGCGGTCGGTGTTTTATCAACACCAACAAATCCGCTATTGTATCTCATTACTGCAGAACCTCAAAGGAACAAACAGCATCCAGATTAGCTATGGTGTTATAAGAGATAACAGAAACATTATCACCTTCCATTAAGTAAAATCCATCTGCTTTAGTGATTACAATAAATGATGAATTATTTGGAACACTGATATTTGATGCCAGGGAATAATAACTATTTTGTTTACCTAGACTAACTGAAATATTTGCAGCAGAAGATACCTTGTTGGTTACTCTTAAAGTATTTAACTTAACGACTGTATTACTATTGGCTGTATTGGTTACTATAGCCTGCAAAGAAGTATTCACAGAAACAACAGTTGTGTTACCAGTTATACTTGTAACAGCTACAATATTTGGATTAGCCATTTATATTCCTATGAACCAAAAATAATAGAAAATGCAATTGCCTTACCAGTTACTGCTGTAGTAGCTCTGGCGTTTGTAAAATAAAGATTGGTGCCTTCTGTCACATTACTTGATGATAGTGGCGCGCCTTGAATAGTATTACTGGTAGTGTACAAATAGTAATTATTTGCCACGTTAGCAGTAATTCTTCCCAATCTAACTGTTTGTTTAGCCATTTGTTTTTATTTTCTTATTTATATTTCTAAGGTGTAGGAAATGTTGGCCAAACTACTTCTTCAGGTGAATTAAATCTTAAATCTAGTTGTTTCATTAAATTTAAATAACGATTAATTTTAGTAACTAATGTAGGATCTAAATCTTCTCCTACATTACTTGATAACATTTCATAATTTGAGGAAAAACATAATGGGCAGTTTTGTTTTCCTTTTTCTAAACGTGTAACGTGATTCGTAAAAAGATGGGTACAGTTTTTACATCTGCAATTATAATCATAAACACCATTGTAATAGGTAGAAAATATTAATTCAACCAATCTATCTCTTTCTTCAAGTACTTCAGCCCAAACAGGATCAACTGAAATTGTTCTTGAAAACTCTACACTAGACATTTGGTTCGTTTGGCCAATCTACGTTAAATGGATCCATTTGATTAGTAATGTTTCTTAACTGAGTTCTATAGTTTTTCCAAGTATCAACCCAATCTGCACTTTTATTTTCTACAACAGAAGGCAGTTCGGTCCAATCAGTATTTCTAAGTTTATTATTTCGTTCTTCTTTTACCTTATTCCACTGATTATTTTCGTAGATATTTTTAATATCCATTAGTTGATCGATATCGGCATCGGAATCTAATGCTTGATTTAAAGTCAAAAAACCAAAGTTATGCCCGGCATAATTTAAATCTATGTAATTACCTTCGTAAATATCAGATAAACCAGTAATATTTCTCCATGTCTCAGGAATAGGTCCATAACTAATAGCAATTTTATTCGTTTTATCAAAACAATAAAAAACTTTGGTTGTCATTTATTCCTCTTTAATTTCTTTTCTTTTCTCTCTCAACTCATGTGTGTACACATGTTTTCTAGTTTGTTGCCTAATGTGTATATCATTTAAAATTTTTTGCTCTTTTTTGGTCATCACTCTAGGTACAACTTCAGTTTTAAGAGTACTTCGTTTTATTGGTATTACCTGTACTAATGGTGTCCCTGCTTCAACAATATCATCATAATCTGGTAAATGCCAAACAGCAGGAAAATTGACCTGTTTCATATATTTATCAGTATCAACTAATCCCCCTAAACAAGTAAATCTTTTATCAAAATGATTAACTGGGGGAATAAACATAGATGACCATCCTGGCGCCGTTTTAATTACCCATGCATTGAGAAACTTAATAGGCATTGAGTTTCCACCTGGCCAAGTATTACCTCCAACTTGCTCCATACTATGAAATTCTGCTTGTTTTATCATAGGCGTTCCACCTATCTCAGTAAATTTTAAATCTTTACTGGTTCTTATATTAACATCACCTTGTAAAGGTATAATCCATCCCGCAGTCATCACGTCCATCATTGGTAGGCATTTTTTAGCGGTCATACCTTTAGAATTAAAATGATCTCTACCGTTGTTATACGGTTTTATATTACGATACCATTTCGGAATAAACTTAGCAGCAGGTTCTGGAGCAGGTATATTTCCAAATAAATTTTCTTCCACATAGAATTCTATAATGGGATTTTTATAGAATAACTTCAGCATATTCTACTCCCAACACACCAACCAACTAGGCTCTTTCTTTCACCCTTAGTTACAGGTGTAACTCTGTGGGGGAAAAAACTTTTAAAGAAAAGTATCTGACCCTTTTCAAGTTTAAATATTTTAGGTTTAGATACATTACCAGAATAAACTATTTGAAATTCACCACCTTCATATTCCGACGGTTCACTCAAACACATAGAAAAGCTTAACTTTCTATCCTCAGGTTGAGTACTTAGATACGAATCAAAATGCCAATCGTAATGTTGATGACTTTCTGAATTATATTTTGTATATTGTAAGGTTTGCAAGTAATCTAAATCCATCCAAAAAGAGGAATGATTTATAGTAGCGACTAAATCAACTAATTTTTTGTAGATCCACTCTGTCTCTTTTTTAAGCGATAACCAAGAAATAGTGCTATCTCTAGTTTCCAAATTAATTTGACTATTACCACTTGAACCTACTCTTGCTGCTTCAAATATTTCTCTTTCACATTGATCTTCAATAATATCAATCTCGTCACTGGTAAATAAATTTTCCCATAATACCAAAGGTGGTAATTCTGGGGTAAACAAAGGAATTTTGTACATAATTAATCAAATGTTATATTAACACTGCCTCCTGATGGAATAGTAATAGGAACAGATAAGTTATTCAAATTTAAATAGGGCAAATAAACAGGTGTTCCTGCTACAGATGGTGCGTTACCTCCTGCAGGACCGCCTGGAAAATTTATACCAAACACTGAAAAGGGTTGCCCAGCAGTTCCTGGTTGTGCTGGATTAGTGGGATTCGGTGGGTTGGGTGTGGGAGAGTTAAAATTTTCATTACCTGGATTAGGGGGATTTAAATTTTCATTTCCAGAATTTGCACCAGCAGGATTACCTGGATTAGCAGTTACCACCTCAGAGACATAATATACAACACCAATATAACATTGGTAGGGAGGTTGTCCTAAAAAACCTATACCTGGTACAGTTATGTTTGATCTGGTGCCTTGAAATCTTTCACCTGGTTGATCTAATGGATTTGTTGTTCCCGGTGCTAATTGGTCATTAGTATTTGCAGGGGTATATAGGGCTAATACATTTTGCCCAGATAATCCTAATTGCGCATAATCTGGTTCCCAACCAGAACGGTCCCCGGGAGAATTATCAAAATAACTGAAAGGTCCATATCTACTTATACAAAGGTCAGTAATGGGACTATATGGTCTACCATCATCTGCCGATCTAATTTGTCGTGAAAAATTTACCGAACCTGGCACCGCAGGTTGTGCGGGATACGGTTGCGGGGGGTTAAATTGCCCAGACGGATTACCAGGCCCAGGTGGATTAAATGATCCAGTCGGAGAGCCTGGTTGTGCTGGAGTGGGATTTCCTGGTTGCCCGGGTATACTTGGATTTCCTGGTTGCCCTGCACCAGCTATAGTTACTATAGACTTACCATACGGGACACTTAAATTGCCAGAAGCATTAAAGGTAACTGTTTTTCTTTCTATTCTCCAGCTTCTGTCTTTAGTTACATTTCTGAAAAACATTATGCCTTAGCATCCTTACTTGCTAATGTTCCAATGTATGAACTACCTGAATTGTAAGTAAAAAATGTCCAAACATCTATTGCATTTACATTGCTTGTTCTAGGAGGAATATTAGCAGCACCACCTGCCCAGTATACTGTACCTGGCCAAGTAATAGTGTTGCCATTATGAGAATTTAAAGTTATAAGAGAAAAACTACCCAATCTATTTGTGGGTGGATTGCTAAATGTGAATGTCTTATTACTATTCATTACGCAGAAAAATACACCTGAATCTGCCAAATTAATATCTATAGTTGTGGAAGATGATGTGATATTACTAACATATTCTGAGTATGTTCTAAATAAAGCATTACCTTGAACATTTATATTTGATGTAGTTATATTCGAAACAGTAGTTGATGAAAATGCAGTATTTAGTGTTACATTTCCTGCAGAAGTAATATGACCAAAACTATTTACCGCAAAATACCCTATACTATCAGATCCACCATAGGTAGAAGCTGATACACCTGAGGCATCATGCGAAAGAGTAATTGTCCCCGATGATGCATTCGCTGAGATTGGAGCAGTGTTACCTAGATACACCACACCTGTATTTGTAATAGTTAAAACAGCGCTCTCAGATCCCGAACCTGCTACAGAAATACCGGTTCCACCTGCTGCTGTTGCAACATAATTACCGCTTGTATCAGTGCCCAGTGCTATATCACCCATTGAAATATTTGCTGCTCTCGTAATTCTTCCTTGAGCATCAATATCAAAAGATGGAATTATTCTAGATGAACCAAATGTGTTTGCTGTTACTGCTACGTTTGGTATATTTGCTGTAAAAGAACTACCATCAGCAGTTTGGATAATAAAGAATCTATTGTTAGATGTAAAACTAGTAACGCCGGCCACATTAACATTTGCTGCACTTGTTATTCTTCCTTGAGCATCAACAGTAATAACAGGTACCTTTGATGTCCCGCCATATGTATCCGCTGTTACTGCTACGTTTGGTATATTTGCAGTAAAAGAACTACCATCAGCAGTTTGAATAATAAAGAATCTATTATTTGATGTGAATGTTGAAACACCAGCAACATTGACATTTGATGCAGAAGAAATTCTACCATCTGAACCTATAGTAATAACGGGTACCTTTGATGTCCCGCCATATGTAGTGGCTGAAACACCTGTTGCTGGTAAATCTACTTGTGTGAATGTGCCTCTGGTGGCTGATATATTTCCTGCAGTTACATTTCCACTAAATCTACCTTGCACCGAAACAATTGCTGAACCCCCTGCTTCAGGGGCATTTGCAGCAATTAAATTGTAAACATTCACGTTACCTGTAATATTCTGAGTAGCAGCAATGGTAGTTGTGCCGGTAATTATTAAATTACCAACAGTAACATTACCGGTAAAAGATCCTGTTGCAGCATTTATTCGATCTATTGCAGTAACATTGCCCCCGGATAATAATACATTACCAACATTAGCTGTTACTATATTTGCTTTTAAAACTGTCAAATTACCAGTAGTTAGGTTTGCGGTGACATTGGAATCTTTTACAACAAATAATCCATCATTTAACAATGCCGCATTTCCCAAACCAAGTGTTGTTCTGGATGTTGCGGCATCAATATCATCTAACAATGTTCTTGCATAGGATGTTAATACTGTTCCAGATGCTGTAGTGGTGCCAGTATAATACACCAATCTATCTGCAGCAGGTGTGATAGATGAGACTGCGTCAAGTGCAGTATCCCATGCTTGAACATTAATACCTATTGCTAAACCAAGATTTGTTCTTGCAGCAGTCGCAGTGCTTGCCCCTGTTCCACCATCTGCTACTGCCAAATCAGTAATTCCTGTAATTGTGCCGCCTTTGATATTAATATTAGTCACATTACCAAGATGCGTACTATTACCCAAAAAAGTATAGATGTCGAAGAAATTATTGTTGGTCTTTACAAAAGCAGTACGCAAGGCATCGCCATCGCCGCTATTAGCTGCTGTCCCTACATTGACATTTGAAAAGGAATTACCGTTGAAAATAGACATTAATTCTGAACCTTATCTGTTTAACAGTTCACGTAGCATATTTTTTATTTCATTCATCTCTGATTTCATATTATTTATTTCAGATTCAACATGTATTGTTTTATCCCTCATTTGTTTTTCTTTAACATATCGATTATATCCTGAACTATCTTCAGATATAATACCTTTTGAAAAAGAATCTCTAATTAAATTGGGATGATCTTTGACTTTTAACTTCATGCTAAACTAACTATACGTAGATTTTTACACTTTGGAATTCTTGCTGGGTTATCTGATAGTAATACTATTTTCAATTGCAATCCATCAAATTGTGCTAGGTTTTCTACTACTTTAGTAGTTTCGTAAAATTCACCACTTAATGATTGATTTATAGTAATATTTGTTATTTCTATAAATTCTTTTTCATTTAAATCTGCAGTTTCTCCAACCAAACTTGTTCTATAATAAAACTTAATATTGGTATCTGCAGGTTTTGCTACATCTACAAAAAACTTAAATGCTGTACAAGGATTAATAAAATTAATTTGTCTAGTTATATATTTAGATAAAGATGAACTACCTTTAGCAGCCTCTTCTGCTATATACTGTATGCCATTTCTAATTATGATATTAGCGTTTGCTGCAGCATTGGCTAATTCTGTTACTATTGTTCCATATACAAGAATATTGGCACCACTATTTTGTACTTGTAATACTCGCACGTTTCCATTGTTATTGGAACCTTGAATATTAATTATTGTTCCTTTGTTGATGGAAACTGCATTGGCTCTTGCATTTGTATTTGCCAAATTAATGGTGCCAGTATTTGTAGACAAATTAGTAAAACTTATTGTATTGCCATAAGAAACCGTCACTATATCTCTAGAAATATGTTCAGTTTCGAATGTTGGATTGTTTACTATATTGTTTATTAATACTACACCCATCTTGTGAGTGTCAATTACGGGGGCAACATATTGATTAGTAGTATTTAATTCTAATCTATAAGCAATGCCTGAAGAATTAGATAACCCATAGTATCTATTGATCGTGGAAGGTAGTACTCGTAAGTTATCAAATTCATAATCTTTATCATCCTCAATAGTAGTAAACGAGGTATCTATAACATATGCATTACTAGTTGTTTTAATTTTTTGTACAACAGATGTTTCTGGGGGAGACAAAAATGCTATTGATGGATACAAAGTGGTAAATTGAATATCACTAACTCCAAGCAATTTTTGTCCACCGAATCTAGTTTTTGTGGTAACATTAGCATCTACTGCCTGAGGCAATTGAACAGTATAAGAATTTAATCTGATATTAGAAACAGCCATACGAATACCAGTAATTACATTTGATCTAATACCAAAGATATTAGAATCCCCGAAACCATTAATATTAATGGGAGATATACCGGTATATGATCCGGGTATCAATCCGTTATTTGGATGATACACCTTCATCTCCGGGCTGTTAGGAATAACCTCCAGAGGATCACTTTCTAAAGTTTCAATTCTTCCCGTGATATTGGCTGGCCATAAATCTACAGTAGCAGTCTGCCCAACAGTAAATTTTGCTCGATACAATGTAAATTTTAAATCTTGTAGTTGATCAGGTGACCAGGTAGATGAATTTTGAGACTTGAATAACACCCCGACTGTTGGTTGTTTTTGTACCACCAGTCCCGTTATTTTATCTGTATTGCCTAATTCAGAAATCCATACTTTATATTTTAAAGAGTCACTATTCAAACACAGTGCATATTCCCCTGCATCTACAAAAACTGGATTTGTAAAATTAACTGTAGTTACAGCATTGGAGGTAATACTGATATTAACGTTAGCAGCAGGCACCGAAACTTGTGAAAAAGGTACTATAAATGTGCCCGGCAATCCATCTTTCATCTTTCTAATTTCTAAACCAACCGGCAAATTTGAATCCTTGGTTGCAAAATAAAGATCAACTTTAGTTAAAATACTTGGTTCAGAAACAATAAAAGATTGCGCCATTGGATCCATCATAGGAGCCAATTCACTGGGATAAAAATTTGTATTCTTTTGATATCTATTGATTGCCATCTTATGGTCCTACCTTGACTAATTTTTTACCATCGTAAATCATTCCCATTATTGCTTGGCCCGCAATAACAATGGATAATCTAAAGGACAAGGTTTGTTCATCTGGATTATCACCTAATAATGTTTGAGCAAATTCCCCAGTAGGATCTTCCGCTAGTTGTACCAATATATCTATAAAGACCGGATGCATACCTACTTCTGCTGCCCTTGCTCTACCAGATGCAATAGCTCCTTCTGTTGTGCCTGTTGCTGCTAAACCTTCAGTATATCCTACTCTCCAACCATTATTAAATTGTTCTTGTAAGGAAGAATAATTATTAGAAATAACCTCATTGGCGCCGGTTATCAACCCCGTAGCCAATTCAGTAATAGATTGATTTAGATTTGCAAATTCTTTATTAATTACCGAGTCGGTAAAATTATTATAATCGAATCCTTCATCCGCAGTAAAATAATTCTCTACTTGTACAGCGCCACCCACCGTATCTAATCCCGCTTCATTTACATTTGGAATATCTTCCGCTGTGAATCCTGCTTGTTCAATGTAATAACCAATAGCACTTTGTATTCCAATATCTCCTGCAGATCCAATTGCTGCTGATAACTCTCCTGTTACTGTGTATACCGGAACATCCTCAACCTTAACATTTGCATTGTCCCCGTTACCTGCACCCGGGAATCCTTTTGGTCTTAGCGTAGTAAATTCATCTTTAATCACAAGATCTCCTGATGCCTGAAATACTGCGTCGGCATATGATGTTCTATCTAATCCATTGGTATATGAATCGGAAACTCTAAAAATCTTATTACCGACTGGCATGTTCAAATCTTTTGATCTGTAGCAAAATTTGCCTTTTAGATTTCCTTTATCATCAGTAATTAGATCAGTATTATATGAAACATTAGAAACAAAATATGCACCTTTAAATTGAGCTATCGTATTGGCGCTGGTATAATCTAAGGTAGTATACTGAGAAACATCAACATCGTCAAAAAACGAATACATGATAGTATTTGGTTTTAATCCAGATACTTGAAAACCAATATCTACATCTCTCATTTTAGGTATTACTACTCTTGAAACTATCTTTTCACCCGTAGTCGTAGAATCAAATGTTTCTACGATTTCGAATCTTGAACTTGATAATTTACCAAATGCATCAGTTGTCTTAATGACTGAGGTTTTATTGGTTGTGGTATCTACGACTTTGGATTCGCTCTTTTCATCACCGAACCAGAAGTTTCTCCATGCGCCCCAAATAGAATCATATCCGACTCTTGCTTGCGAAAAAGATGTCAATGTATCGTAATTACCATTATTATTTTCTTTTAATACGGGTAAAGTCAATGTATCAAACCAAATATCAGATGATGGTTTCAATGTCATCACGCCTCTAAAGGTTACAATATTAAATGGATTAATAAATTCATCTTTAGATGCTATCGGATTTTGTACCAATATCTCATCAGTATAGGTCGGTAAAATACAGTCACCTACTTTTGTATAACTGTTAGCTGATCTAAGAGAAGAAAAGTTAATATAAACTTCAGATTGCTCATATAGTTTTACGAAATCCTGCGAGAACCTTGGTCTTAATTCTCTCTTGTTGGTATCAATTGCTACAGAATAATCTTGATTAGTTACATCGCCCACACCGTGCCCACTAAAATTATCTACAATAAATCCATTTTTAAATCTATCAAAACCTTCAGCATCTTGAATTTGTAGTGCTGCTGTCTCATTTTCTAGTAAATTTAATGTAGTATAATATTCTAAATTTTTAACTCTATTTTCTATACGACCAATATCTCGCATCGTATACCTACGATTATCGATTTCAGTTATTTTAATATCGGATTCTACATTAAAAACATATGCATTTTGTTTAAGCACATACAATGCCATCGCATCATCTGGTGTTCTTGGTTCAACTGAAGTAGCTGAACTTGGACCAGCTACAATATATGCATTACCAGTTTTATCTAAAACTATTTTATCTGTTTTGGGCAAATAATATTGATAATCAGTTTGAAAATCTACTTCTGCATTTAAAAATTCTGTTTGAGATGAACCTGCTCCAGAAAATGCAGTGCCGGCATCCCCTATTCTTGGTCTAAAATCTAAACAGTCTCTTAGATTAAAAGTTTTACCTAGTATGTTTATACTTGGTATAGATTTATAATCTATATCTGAATATGAATCAACAGAAAAATAATCACCCGAACCATGCGAGAAATAATCAAATGTGATTCTAATAGGACCCGTGGGTGGCGTTTTGCCTGGTTTTAAAATAATTCTACCAAGATCATAGAACGTAGATCTTTGTCCATTATCTAAATCATATCTATCAGTTATATCGGACGCACCCGAAGAATTATATGAAGTTCCAAAAGCTGTATCGGACATACTTATAGACTTTAATCTATAGATATCTGCTTTATCTAAAGAAATAATTGCTGCAGTTGCCCCAGCCTTTGTTGTCACATCTGTAGTAGAATTGATATTTAATGTTTTAGATTTTCTCAATGCTGCTGCATTAGTTTTATTAATTGTAGTAATTGCTCTAACTGCTGCAGATGTTAAAGAAGCATTTGCTGATAGATTAAAGGTAATATTTTTACCAGTTGGCGTACCGCTTCTAGTGACTTTACTGGTTAAATCTTGCCAAGTTCCATCTGCTTGTACAACTAGTTGATAATTATCTGTTGAATAAGGAGCAAAAGTTTCATCCGTTCCTGCAGTAAGTGTGTATTGCCCACTTGATAATGAAAAATCGTAAATTCTTCTTACTTGATAAACTGTTTCTGTATTAGTTGGATCTATTGTTTTAATAATTTGATATGGCAATTCAAAAACATAAAATTGTTTACTTCCTTCTTGTATTCTTGCTTCATTCAATGTATAATTCACACCGGTTACAGTTATTGAAGCATTTGTAACTGCTGTTAAAGATATAGCATTAGTAATAGATGATATTCTAAATAATTGACTACCTACAGAAATAAAGTCACCTCCCTCAAGATCAGTGTCGAAAGTGGTACCTGATCCTGTTATAGTGGGAGAACCACTTGTGGTTGATACTGTTCCATTTAAAGCTACTTGCGTCGGAACAATATTAGCAGTAAAATCCACAAATGCACTATTATCATAATATACTTGTTTTACATCTTCCTCAAACTTATAACCCGTAGCCATATTAACATCAAATAGATAAAGTTTATAAACTGCAGTAGATCCTCCAACAGTGCCTGAATAATAGTCAACTGCTCTTACTCTTGCATTTCCTACAATATTAGCACCACTTGCCGGAGAACCTTTTGCTGTAGTATATCTGTCATACAACTTTATTTGAACTGTATTTGTAATATCCGGTATACTGTAGACATCAGTAATATATAGATAATTTCCAACCTCAGTAGAAACTGTACCCGAATTTACGTTAGCAAAACTTCTTGCTTTATTTCCTATAATATACTTTTTATTAATATTCTCAATTTCGTAACCTTTTACATATGCTTTTCCTCTAGACAAGGATGCCACATATAGATTATCATTACCACCATCTGCTTCAGTTAAATATCCATCTCTAATAGCATTACCAGATTTTAAATGACTAATTACTTCTAAACCAAAAGGTCTAACAATATAATCACCTGATTCGTCATACGTGCGACGAGCTAATGTGTCAGCCAGTAAGTTATATTCCACAGTGGGTTTTAAGAAAGTGATTTCATTATTTTCGATTCGCATTAATTCTATAAAATTAGAATCATCAATTGAAGAATTAAAAGTTAGGCTTCTTGCCTCCAGTGTCAAGTCTATTTTGTATCTGTCTGCCCCCGGTGCAAAATAGTTGGATGTGCCAATTGCTGGATCCAATAACGATGAATCATCTGCATCATCTATAATTTTTTCAGTAATTAAAAATCCTACCTTTTTATCTGCTGTAGTTAGACTATATTTGCTTACAATTAAAGTAGAATTTGAAAAATAAGCAAAATTTCCTTTTGTAAATACTACACCTTGACTAATATTAAATGCTGTGCCCGAACCACATGGAGTAACCACAGCTGCTCTAACTGATATCGTGGAAGTTGAATTGACTAAAATCTCGTTGGCTTCAAATTGAGATGTAGATCCAGTTGTACCAGAGTTAATATATTTTACGTAGATGGTAGGAGGATCTTCACCAATAGCTACTGTTTGATTCACAACAATGGCTTTTAGCCCAGTACTTTGCCCTGTTAATGTGTCTCCTACTAGGTCTTCAATAACATCATCGGCATCAACAGAATTATAAGTTGATTGTAATTTAACAAACTTATAGTTGCGTTCAAAATGAATTTGACCAGGTTGAACTATAGAACCTTCTTTAAAAATATGTGCGCCGAATCTTTCTATTTGTTTTTGTAGAATAGATTGTAATTGAGTAAGTTCTCTAGCTTGAACTGCTCTTCCCGGCCTAAACAGTATTCTATAAAACTGTTTGGACTCATTGAAATCGTCATAATATGGACTCTGATTACTTACGTACATGTGTCGCCTTTAAAATTCTATCACTAAGTATAGTGATTCAGTTTGATCTATAGCTCTTTGAATCGGTCTAAATGTATCTACATAAAGTATAAATCCGGAATCTGCTTTAATTTCTGGATTGGTAATAGATAAAATAGTACCGGTAGCTCCCGCTGCACCTGTAACTATGTCTCCCGCAGAAAATGCATTAGCATTGGCTGTCTTACTTTCTGCTTGAAAATATCTAATATTTGCCTTTGAATTGCCTGCATCTGCAGATATAGAAGTTATCACTGCATTAGCTTTTGAATTGCTACCATTAATAAATTCATCCAAAACATAATTACCCGACACATTAGCTAAATATAGATTGGTTGTAGTTCTATATGCCGATCCACCAGCTACTGTTGTCGTACCATACAACTCAGGATCCTTAATAAGACCCGAAATTCTAAAATCATTATCGATTGGAAAAATGCCGCTTTCTTCATTTTCTAATCTGGCATTAATCATAACATAATAACCACCAAGCTCTAATCTAGAATTGGCACCATGTCCTCCCTTGGGACTTATAATTGCTCTTGCTGCTGCATTTGAACCGCCGCCTCCGGAAATAGTAATGTTAGCATATCTATAACCAGAACCAACATTTACCATATTAATGGCAGATACTACATTAGCGCTTAAAGTTGCATTTGCTGTAGCACCAACCCCATCGCCTGTAATAGTAATTGTTGGTGCAGTATTATACCCTGTTCCAGAATTAGTAACTTGAACAATGTTTATAGAACCATCTATCGCTGCGTTAGAAACATCTGTTATTTCTGTTTCTACATACATAAAATCTGAGGTCAGGAATCTAGATAACTTAGCAGCGGGTATGGTGTACATATACTTCCATTTGTATCCATCTGCCGTTGTAATTACACTTGTGGATGTTCCTGTAGGTTTAGTATTCGATTGGCCGCTATTATTGTTGTATAAACACTTATAAACATTATAATTTGCCGGATCTATAATATAGAACTGACTACCAAAAATATTACTTAATGTATGGTCATACTGAGTATAAACTGTCCCAGCTGTCCAATTGTATCTGGGTATAACATATGCTACGTCTGTACCCAGAACACGTTTCATAGCAATCATTCTGTCATACAATCTATACTGAATAGATGAATTATCAGATTCAGTAACTACTGTACCTGTACTATCCAAATTATTTGGCCAGGCATCAGTTCTTGCTATAAAAACGTAGATATTAGAAGAAGCCGGTTCGGTAAAAGCTTCTACAAATTGTTCTGCGTTATGGTGTTTAAATGCGGTAGTTACTAAGGCGCCCATATTTTTTTTCGATTATCTATTATTTATATGCCCTAGATGGGAATATAAACCGTGTTATCTACAGTATATTCTAATGTATCTATAGTAATTCGTGTGCTATCTGCTCTCACATTTCCAAGAATTTTAATTGGATAAAAGTTGGGTGATACAATAACATTCTGAACTCCTACTAAAGTTGTATCAATAATTACTTCACCAAATACCTCAAACCCAGCAGGATGTAAAAGCTTTTTGACTGCTTCTCTCCATGCGCTTAAAGGCTGAGAAGATCGAATCACATATGAAAATGGTTGATAAAAAACTCTATTATCTGTACCTATTCTACCTTCTATAACAAAATCCTCATCTAATTTTCCTGCATTATCAATCCAACGCCCTTGACCAATACCCACGGCACCAATATTAGCTTGCAGATTAGCAGATTTAGAGTAATAAACCGTTACATTTCCTCTAGTGTTAGCATTAGCAGATGTAAATGTAAATGCCCTCGGATGCGGAACAGATAATACAGTGAAGGTTTTTGCAAAATCTTCTATATCATCGGGTAAAATAGAAGTCACTACTACATTACCGGATGTATTTCTAATGTTAGATGCCACATTAGCAGTTACGTAAATTGATCTCACTGTTGGTACAGATTGTACTAAAACTGTAGTGTGTCTGTTTATTATATTACTTACATTCTTATTGGATATAACTACGTTCCCCCTAGTATTTGCATTGGCAAAAGAAAATCCTATGCTTCTAAAAGTCGGGTAACCATTGCTTGTTACTACTGCAGTAATTGTAGTATTAACTAAGGTATTTGGGTAACCATTTGAAATAGTAATAGTGCCTGTTGCATCTGCATTAGTTCTGGAAAAAATTAATCTTCTGGTATTTGGAACAGATGTGACTGTAGCAATCTCGGTCACATTTTTTAATTTACTAGTTACCAAGTAAACATTAGCATATCCTACATTAGATTGAGCATTGGCTGTTGCATAAATGATAGTATTACTGGCAATATTGGCAACAACAAACACATTACTATAGTTAATGGTGATGGTATCTCCCACTATTACATTGGAACGAAAATATGTACCATTGCCATTAATAACATTACTATTTAAAATAATATTGGCATTGCCTGCTAACTGAGGCTTATTTGTATCGTTTTTAGTCAGCGCAGTATTATAGGTAACATTAATTACATCACCTACTCTATAAGGATGGCTTTTTTGTAGAGTTATATCTGGACCAGGAATACCACCAAATGCTACAACGACCTGATTACCAACCAATTCAAATGTTCCGAATACTACGTTACTAATAGTATCTTGAAAGTTTACACTAACATTTTGCCCGGTAACAAAATTATGTGGAGAAGTAAATACCACATTGGCTGTACTATTGGGACTGTTTACAATATAAACACCGGATGTTGCATTAGTATAGTTACTAGTAAATGCTACATTAACATTAGCACCTGGCACAAAATTATGTGTTTCATTAAAATTAACTAAAACATTAGTATTGTTAATTATTTGAAAAATACCAGTATATAAATCTACATCTGTTTTATTGAATATTGCATTAACATTGTCCCCTGCTACCAATTCATGTTTTATGGGTGTATTTACAAGAACAATATTGCCTTCTAATAAAAATCTAGATGTATAAAATTTATTTGTCGTATATGTAATAGTTACCGATCCATTAGCATTGGCATTACCGAATATTTTATCAGCTGTAAATGTCTTAAGATTAGGAATAGAAGTAACTGTTAATGTTATGTTAGAATTGTTGTAAACGTTGCCTGTAGTAAACTTTGCAACAACATTATCACCTATAACTAGACTATGATTATTGGATAATCGAATTGTTGCAATATTTGACAATAAAGCATATGTGCCAACCTTAGTTTCTGTTGGCGCACCTATTGTAACATTTGGTTTAGTATCATATGCTAGACCAAAATTGGTCATTCGTATATCTCTAATGCCACCTGCATCAGAAACACTATTTACTATAGCAGTAGCTGATCTACCTGTATTGCCAGTTATGGTTATTGATTGTCCCGCGGCGTATCCCAAACCTGAAGCCACAACATCTATATCACGAATAATGGGTAATAAATTGGCTGATACAAATGTAGTAGACCCCGATAAAGTATTTGCTAATTTAATACCGCGAATATTTTCACCGGGTAAAAATTCGCCCACAATACTGTCACCATTGAGATATATCTCGTAAATGTCATCGCCCAGTGATTGAAAAGATATAACCGCTTCAACTATCGCTGAGGAATTAGATGTATTACCGGATATTAATGTTCCTTCTAGATCAAATGGGCTACCAGAAATGGCAGTTGCCCGCATAATATAATCTCGTGTCCATTTTCCATCAGAAGGTTTTAGTACTGATTCATATGGATAAATAAAATCAATTTCTTCATCAAATAAAATTCTAAAAAGAAGACGATATGCTTCCTCTGAACCCTTAAGCTTATTTAAATCTCTTGCATGTTTTACAAATGATCTTTTATCCGCCAATACATTTTTAGGTAAACCTAAACTATATTGATCTAAAAAATATTGTAAAAACGAATCTATTGTAGAATCAATATCTGCATATGATCTGGCATTTTGCAGTAATTCTTGGGCTCCTTGATCTTGCTCAATAAATTTATAGTAGTATTCCAAAAATATTTTAAAAGTTTCATAATCTGTGGATATATGCTCAGGTAACTGAGATGAAACTAGTATAGATAGTTTTTCTTTTAATCTAGTTGTTGGCATTATAGCGCGACATCAACTGCAGTTACTGTTAAACCTTGTAATCTATTTGCAAGAGAATCTAAAGTGCTATCATCCAACACTAAAATTTGTTCTCTATTAACAGATAGATCATAGGAAGCTTCTTGCATTTCTGCAGTTATTCTTAAATCAGTTTGCCCGGCAGGATAACCAACGGGGGTAAAATTATTGATAGTTAAAGTTCCCGTGGCGTAATTTACTATTCCAATATTATTGATTATAATTACGCCCGATACGGCATCTTTTAGCTGCAGAGTTCCGGTTCCATTGTAATTGATTGGATTATCGTTTGGAGAATCCACAATTGTGACCGCTGAAACAGTTCCACCACTTATAACATTAAATCTGGTGGACTTGACACCATACGGATAAATTTTATTATAAAATCTAATAGCATTGGGTCCCGTAAAAGAATTAGAAACATTTAGAGTCGGCTGTATTCTTTTTTGCAGATTTATTCCTATTAAAGATCCAACGATTGCTGTACTTGATGCATCTATAGCACTAGTTAATTTTGAATAATAAAAATTAGCATCAAATTTTTGTAAATTATTACTAAAGAAATTTTGAATAGCTGTTGTTACCAAAGAAACGAATTGCGAATTAGATAGTGTAGTATTTCTACTATTATACTTAACTGTAACATTTAAATTAACATAAAAATATTCGGGATCCACAAAATCTATTTGTATTCCCAATAATTTTTTCGGGGACAATATTGTGTTTTTAATAAATTCTTTAGTTGAATTACTAATAACGTAACCTGTGTATGGTTTTAACGATATTAAAATTTTACCATAAATGGGAGGATCATTGTCCTCCCCACCCCAGACTGCTATCGACTCTGCTAAAGGATAATTGGTTTGTATAATAGATTTAAAATCTGCAGCGGTAACTGCTCTATTTTGTGCAAGATATTGTCTCGGTGCATTAAATTTAATTTCAGATAATGTTTCTTTAGGCGCACCGCCTGTTGAATTATCATTTACAGTAATTATTACATTACTATTGCCATTGATTGTACCGGTTAATGTAAATGATTGATCTATAATATTGGACACATTTGCTGCATCTCCGGACGAAACTAGATATTGAATTATAACTAAATTGCCGGGTGTTAACGTAGCACCAAGAACTCCATCACCAAAATAAATTTGATATCTGCCGTTAGCATTTTCTTCCAAGAAATATACCTTGGAACCTGCTTCCACCCTCGTTAAATCTGTTGCTAAAGTATATACATTTTGAGTAGTATCCGCATTAGAATTTTGTACAATTATTCTTAAGGTTGAAGTGTCAATATTTTGCGCAGGTATTTCAAATTTTTCCGCAGTATTGCCGAGAGCTACCGTATACTTGTATTCGAAGTTTTGTCCTTCTTTGATCAATATACTACTAAAAATATACTGCCCCCCGGAAGGAGTTATTGTATATGGTTCCAAATTAACAAATGTATAAGTGCCACCATTAAAGGCTGAGGTAAACGTAGTATACCTATCCATCGTTAAAGATGCGGGAGAGCCGGCTGGACTATTTACTTGTACTGTTATAGTAGCAACTGCTCCTCGTACAGATCTCGGCGTATAACCAAGATGTTTCGCGATGGATACAGCCGAGGTTCTTTTCACTGCACTATCCAAAAATAATTCATTAATTACCATATTAGCAAGATAGGCATTATAATGAGTATTATATGCTAATAAATCTATTAATGTAGATAATGCAGAACCTTCAAAATCATAATCAGTAAACTCGGTCTGCCCATGTAAATAGGTTTTCAGATTAGTTTTTATGGTGTCAAAATCAAGTTCTGCTACTCGTAAATTTGCCATTTATCTTACTCTAGTTAATGCTGTTGTGAGAGTTACTGGTTTTTCAGAGTTAATCAATTGAAATTCGATTGAAACTTCTATACCATTTTCGTCTGGTCGAGGATTAATTTTAACATCATTCAATCTTACTCTGGGCTCAAACTTATTCACAACATCTATAATAGTTTGTTGCATTGTTCGCTCTATAATAGGATCCCAATTTTCAAATAACAATGAATGTATTTGACATCCTATTTCTGGATGAAAGGGCCTTTCATAATGTTTAGTAAGTAATAAATTTCTTAGTGATTGTTTAATTGCATCTTCATCCGTTTTCTTGACAATATCTGCAGATGAGGGATGGGACGTAAATAAAAAACTAAAATCCTTGAATTGTCTTATTTTTCTGTCTATTGTAACCATTAGTTAGCTATTACTTTAGTGCTGCCTTGGGTTATGGTGTCGTTTCTAGTATCTCTGTCACCTATTCTGCATACAGCAATACCATCAACAAAAATTTTACTGCTGCCCTGAACCATAGAATCATTTCTGGTATCTAGATCGCCTACACGCACTGCACCTAAACCATCCACAAATACTTTACTACTACCATTATTCTTAGTATCGTTTCTGGTGTCTTTATCACCAATTCTAGCTATTCCGGGCATATTAATATTTATTGGATAAATTTAGGCCAACTGAGATAAACCATCAGCAAATTTTGCATGATTATTGAATGTCATTACTTGGGTTCTATTTTGTTTATTAATATCTAACGAAATATGAATCCAGGGATTCATAGTTGTTGAAGCATATTCAAGTAATAACTGATCGTAGTTTAATTTAGATGCTAATATTTTAGCTATTTCAAAATATTCTTTTTTGGGTATATTCTTAAACTGAATATCAACTGCCTGCCCCAAGGGATGTTGACTTGCGCTTGCTCCTGTTGCAACTCTAAATGCACTGGTCACATACATATTGGGATATAGCTTAAGTACAGGTTCACAAATATTAAGAGCTACTCCGGATAGGTTGTATAATATTTGACCATATGATTTTCCTACCTGTGAAACTAGTTTGTATCTTGAAACTGCTGCTTTCGAGGATAGCATTCCAAGAGTAAAATTAGGAGATAAATTAAAATTATCCGGCGCCTCACTAATAGATTTTAGATCCTCAGACGGCATTATAAAAGCAGTATTTGTAGTCCTGGGTGATGATGAATCCAATTCGACAGGTGTTTGATTCATTTCATTCTTAGAAACTATACCTTCTCTAATTGCTTTGTTTTTGGTATCATTTATTTCTGCTTGAGAAGATGTTGGTTCCTCAGCAGACAACACATAATTATCTGCTATTGTTAGATACAAAGGATCACTAATATCTATTACAGCAATATCTTTACGTCCTGTTAGTAATCCTACCAAAGAATGTTCCGCTTTGTCTGCCTTTTTGGATTCGTCAGCAGAAACAGAATTCTCTGCTGAACCACCATTTAATTGTATAGTGCCGCCAGGGTCTACGTTAAAGTTTCCGCCAGTAATGTAATTTTGGTCTGATCCTGTTTCAGAATACAAAGACGTGCTTTGTTTAAGATACAAATTATCTGAAGTAAAATAACTATTATTTTCTACTAGATTATGACTATCTCCGCCCACTTGATTGTAATAATTGGTATCAGTTTTACCGTAATAATCATTAGTAAAAACATACATACTTGATGATGCATTGTTGTGTATTACTTTTGAATTTATCTTAGTAACATTTCCAGATTTTAAATTCATTTCTACGTCTGCTTCTATATAGACATTAGAACTTCTAATACTAAATGTTTCAACAGATGATAAATTAAAAGTGCCACCAGCCTGTGCAGTAATATCATTATGACAAATTATGTTTGTGTCACCTTCTACTTCTATATTAGCATCGTTACCTACAAAAATATTACAAGCACCATTTACAGAAATATCCGCCTTACCGGCAATTGATATCTTGCCGTTGCGATCTATTATCTCATAACTTGATCCCTTAGTTCTTTTTATTACTGAACCATTGGAATCAATTTCTATGAAAGTGCCTGATTTGTGATAAACATGCAATCTTTCTGAACCAGGCGTATCATCTATTTCGATAATATGCCCGGATTCTGTTTGTGTAACCTTATTGTACGGATATTCTCCCTTATAAGGTGATTCGGGTTGTGACCAAGATTCTCCGCCAGGAAGTTTGGCACCAACCATTCGTTCTTCATTTTTCTTTTGTACAACTGTTCCATTAACATCACCAGTTGCTAACTTATTTGTATCCGATCTACCTGCATATTCTTTTGTTGGATATGTGGCTGTGGGATCAGTAAATCCGACCTTGGTTACTTCTAACTTGGAAACATTGTCTTGATTATTAACATCAAAATTTCTAGATTCACTTAATGCTTTACTTACCAAAGAAGAATTATACTGATCATTATATCTTTTTAATCCAGCATCAGCATTACCATCTTGAAATAGATTGTCTATGCCTGTTACTACAGGTGTTATATTGGCACCCGTTTCAAAAACACCATTTGAAAAATTTAATAGCGCTATACTTACGAGTCTATTAGAATCTTTTAAAATACTACCCAATATATTTTGTCTAAGTGAATTAAAATTTGGATTTTTAAATCCACCTTGAAGATTTAATCTTAATAGTTCATCTACTCTTTTATTAATATCTGTCCCTACTTGTGCATTTACGGTAGGATTGATACTATTTTTTAAAGTATCATTTAAATCTGCAGGGTTTAAATTGCTAGAAACCAAATTTACAGGATTTTTGCCTCCAGATAAATTATTTGGTATTTGATTTAAAGAATAATTGGCTTCCTTATTAACAGTACTTGATATATCTTTAGCAAGCGTAGTAGACAATGCGGGCAAGATTGTATTTATTACCGTATTAGTTAAAGGTATATTATTTTGTCCTCTCAATGCCGTATTAAGAGTACCAGTTAATCTTGCGCCTATTTGCGCTGTTAAATTATCACTCATACTTTAATTAGTTTAATTAAATCAGATTTTTCGGCTTGCCATCTATTTTTAACATCCTCTTGAATATTAACCGAACTAGATTTAAAAAATACCCTAACGTTATTTATTTTATAATTTGAAACCAATTCAACAATGTCTTTATCTGTTAATTCCGATTTGCCTTCTAATGGTGTCAAGAAAACATCTGTTCTACCTGGTCCAAGTTGCACTGCTGTCGACCAAACCAAATCTTGAACGCCTGGGCCAAACTTAGTCAAATCCAAACCTTTTCTCTTTAAGTTTGCTATCATAATATTATAATATTTTTCTTGAATATAATCATGTTGATCTTTCTTGAATTCTGCAGCATTTGATGACGCAATAGATTTCCACATACCATCAAATTGCGTTGTTGCTGGTTCCATATCTGCAAATTTATCTTTAAACTTAGATGCTGCTAAATAATCCTTTAACGGTGATTTTTTAGAATTGGGTCTAGCTTGACCATTGGGGAAAGTAGAAGGCAAGTAGGATGCAAATTGATATGTCCCGTAAGATGCCCCACCATAATCTCCCGTGCCGGCATAATTGTTTATAGTGCCAGGTCCCTTGCCACCTGATTCATATTTTTCAGAAGTTTGACCTATTTCCCACCCTTCAACTGTAGGAACACCTGATCTGATTGGTTCACCTTGGCCATCCCTTACAACTTCTCCTTGGCCATCCCTTAGTACTCCATCATTGGTATTTCTAGTGGGTGGTTGTTCTGGTGTCACTGAAAATACTTTGGGGGCAACTTTGGTAGCAATTGTACCAAAAATTGCAGGTTGTTGCATATCGGCCCCGTCTAGGAAAAATCCTATAACCCATGTTCCTTCTACGGGTCCAATGGGTGAAGATCCTATGCCCGATATTGCTGCGGATGTTATGGGTTGTATTGGCACTGCCCAAGGCAAATCTATGGTGGGTAATAAAGTTTTATCGTCTGTATGATAACCATAAATTCTTACTCGGACTCTTCCTGCTTTCTCAGGATCCATTCTATCTTCAACTACCCCTATCCACCAAATAAAACCATCTTTATTAAATATATTCATTATGATTCATCCTTTACTAATGAATCCTTAACAACTTCCATAATCATTTTGTGTTCATTTCTGTTTATTTTGTGATGAATAGAGGTAATAATATAATAACCCGAGTATAATTTATCTTGTGCATCTGTTTGCTTATCACTTTCGTCTTTAGGTCCCAGTGAAGGAAACTTAAATTTAATCATTGCTCCAACTTCAATATCTGTTCTTCCCGGAACAGTTAATAACAACTTAAGATTGGTTAATTCTAATAGTGTAGATTTTCTATTACCATAGATATCTTTTATTTTTTCATTTACATTGCCAGAAAATCCTGTAAATAATTTAGGATTTATTGGATAAAAATGAATACTGGATGCAGGATTTCTTACACTATTTTCTGCAAAAATTGGAACTGATTTTTCGCCTGACGAGTGAATATAATTTTTATATTGATTCACGTGGTCATAATCAATTAAATCATATACCTTATTAAAGACATCTAACGTAATTAATCTATTTGCCAAATAACCGTTAGTATAATTTTTTATGTGATCAGTTGTAGTAATCATTTCAACAGATTCGGTTAATAATAGTTCTCTGTTGATATCTGTTTTACTTTGTTCATCTCTAATATTAGCAGCTGCCAAAGTGTATTCGCCCACAAAACTTTTATTCTTATTTGTAAAATCAAATATTGTTTCTATTGAAGTAAAATAGAAAGATTTATTTGATTCAAAAAATAAAAAGTTACAGGCTTTACCTTCTTTAGGGATAGCCTTAGATGCCAACCAATTGATACATTTGAACGGCGACCATCCTGGGCTAACAAACTTAACTTTGTTAGCTGTTTCCGTCAAGACTTTTAATTGTGTTGTTGCTTCTTTTTCTACTAGATTATCGTTGTTTGGATCATCAAAATTTCTATTTATCGCAATATATTCCTCAAAAATTTGTATAACAACATCATCTATATTGCCCTCAAAACTTCTATAAAGAGGCAATAAAATATCCGCAATCATTTCATGAGATACAAAATGTAATGTATACATTTGTGTATTTTCTTTTACTATTGCCCTATCCGTCAATTGATAAATTCTAAATACTTTACTAATTGTAGCCTCTGTCGGAAAGGAAGGAGTTTTAATTTTAAGAATTAAAAATTCCTCGCCCGTTATAGGTAATTTTTCTATCAAATTTCTACTGTCTGATATAAGAATATCCCCATATAGAGATCCAGCAAATATATCCTCATATAAATTAAGTTCTATAAAAAATAAATCTATATCGAGATCTACAATGTAGCCAGTTGCACTAAGTAGTTTCAAAGCCTCAATAGTAATGTCACCTGCTTTTTGAATACTATCAGTCGAACTCATAGTGATATTTTATTCTCAAATTCTGATTCAACCGCAGAAACATATCTTGGCTTAAGAAGTTTAATTCTTCTTTTTGTTTCGTTTACATCATTCTCATAGTCAAAATTAGATATTGCTGTTGCCGTTGGATGGGTATTGTTTACCCAATTACCACTACCATCTTCCCAATGATGAGTTGCTTGTATGTTAGCTGTCCCATATTTTGATCCAACATATTCAGTGAGGATGTAAGTTGACAATGGCCACTCATATCTGGGATCAATGATTTCATTTACATGAAGTATTAACCAATGATATTCTGGACTACCGTAGATTCTATCTGCAAGTCTTTCGGGCGTTTCTCCGTCTCTTACATCATATTCATCAAATAAGGCGGCATTGCTTGTTATCTCGTCACTAATAGTGACTCTTCTAAAAATATCTTTTATTACTTGAACAGAATCGAGATTATCCAATGAGTAGACATCATATGGAAATTTTTGAAAATACATTAGTAACCTTCCACAATTTTCTCTTTGGTAAGAATTTCAGTTTCTTTGAATGATAAGTTAAGATTTACTTCAGATGGTGCACCGTCCTTGAATGATGTAAATACTTCTCCACCATAGTCCACACTCATATCTGTTAGTACACATGGTGTAAACTTATGAAAATATTTGTTCTGTTCATTGCCGAAATAATATGCTATTTGAAACTCTGCAGGATAAATGAAAAATAATCTATTTTCAGATAACTCAGGGTGCATATGAAATTTAAATAGCTTAATAATTCTTTGGATATCCTCAACTTCTTTTGGATTTTTAGGCATTAAACGATACTTGAAATTAAATGATCTAAAATCTATTGCCTCAAATAAAACTTCTCTAAAAGGATTTAAAGTTGTTTTAGATGAAGCACTAATAATAGATTTAACGTCCGTGCCCCCAAAAATTGAAGGTAATTTAGCCAATCCCATCATAGCTGCTTGTGCTGCTTCGCCACCTATGTTCATTGCATTTTTAAAAGTCTCACTTATATCAGCACCACCAACTTGACCTATAACACCCGCAAGGGTTCCTAAATCTTTATTAGAATACTGAGAACTATATTTAACTGATGGTTTATCTTCAATGTGTAAAGCAATAACATCAGATATTCTATAGGATGTGTCTGGTTTAAGAATCCCTTGATCTAAAATTTTATTGGCAATAGCACCACCTGCCCCAGCGCCTATTGCGCCGGCTGTTCCAACTACTAATGTATCGGGGGCTACTCTACCTGCAGCATTAGCAGCAGTTTTGGGTTTTGCGCCTGTTTTAGGTACAGCCTCGGTAATTTTCTTCGCGCCCATTGCCGCAATACTTGCGCCCACCACTGCACCTGCTGCAACCCCCAAAACTTTACCTGCTGTTGACATTTCATCTGCAGATAATTGTGCAGCATTGTTTCTACGTACTTCAAATAATCTAGTTTGTCCAGTGTCGTATTTAGATTTACCTCGAACATTAATTGAGAACGAAATATAATGCTGTAATTCATTACTACCTAGATTATCAGGGAATCTTATCACATTAATACCAAATTTGGAATCTGTTCTGGTAGTAATTATTTCGCCAACTTTTTGTTCAAAATTGCCTACACCGACTTGTGTTTCTCTGAAATCGTTTTCTATTCTACGTAAGGCAGCAGTTGACATATTTTTCCTATAAATAGTTAATTATTTATTTATTACCAAAAGATGTATAAAGAAACATACAAAGGAAAATATAGAGTAATTAATCCCCTAAAGTATAAGGGGGACATACACAATGTAACTTACAGATCACTCTGGGAATTAAAATTTATGAAATGGTGCGATGGGAATCCATCCATTCTAGAATGGGGATCTGAAACTTTTATTATTCCTTATGTGTCTCCAATAGATAAAAAAATACATAGATATTTTGTAGATTTTTATATAAAAGTTCAAAATAAAGAGGAAGGTGTACAAAAATATCTTATAGAAATAAAACCAGAAAGATTTACCAAACCCCCACCTATACCAAAAAAGAAAACTAAACAATTTATAAATGAAGTTTTTCAATATGGCGTCAATGAAGCAAAATGGAAAGCAGCATTTGAATATTGTGAAGATAGGAAAATGAAATTCATGATACTAACTGAAAAGGATTTGGGGATTCAAATTACTAATAAATAATAATATGGCAACCTTATTTACTACTATTAAATCAGATCCAAAAGAAACTGATAAAGCTATTCAATGGTATAAAAATCAGATTCGTCAACTCGGATCAGTTAATCCCACCAATATTATGCAAGATCGTAATCATTTAGTAAATAAAATTATGCCAGGTAAAATGTATTTGTTTTTCTATGATCCAAAGTTGAAAGATAAATTACCCTATTATGATAGATTTCCATTAGTTCTTCCGTTTAGAAGAATGTCAGATGGTTTTATAGGATTAAATTTACATTATTTACCATATTTAGCAAGATTTAAATTATTGGGTTACTTAACAGATTATCTCAATAATGACAAAATGGATAATACAACAAAATTGATGTTTTCATGGAGAATTTTAAATAGTTCTTCTAAATTAGCGCCAATGAATGCATGTGTAAAACGTTATCTTTTAGATCACGTGGAGTCTAGATTTTTTGAAGTACCCATTAATAATTGGATAACTGCTTCACAGTTGCCTGTAGAAAAATTTATCGGTGCGGATAAAAATGCCGTATGGAAAGATTCCAGAAAGAAATACTAATGACTACGTTTTCTCTAGATAGATTTAGATCACAAGTTTTATCTGAAGGTTTAGCAAGAACCAATCGTTTTCAGGTTTTTATTATACCCCCTTTAGCTATGAATTCATACAAGGATAAAGCAACACTCGTTAGTTTGTATTGTGAGGAAACTAATTTTCCCCCACTTTCTACTACTGTTAAATCCTACAAACTATTTGGACCCGCTCATCAAAGAGCGGTATCCTCAGAATTTGGAGGAGAAGGCATCTCCATGACTTTTCATATTGATAGTAGTATGTATGTTAAGCGTTTCTTTGAGGAATGGATGTATGCGACAGTAGATCCTGAAACATTTTTATTAAATTATCATAAGGATTATGCTTCTAATATTCAAATAGATCAATTGGATGAAGAAGATAATATAGTTTATCAATGTGAAATAATAGATGCCTTTCCAAGATCAATTAATCTTCTACAATTAAATAATTCTGCACAAAATCAAACTCATCGTTTAACTGTAATGTTTGCTTATAGAAGATGGTATGGTTTTACCGATAGAGAATTAGGTATTCAACAAGTAGTCCCCGAAAGAACAAATATTGACAATATTCCACGACAATGAGGTAAATAATTATGGCTTTGCCTAAACTTGAAGTACCAACATATGAATTAAAACTACCATCAACTAATAAGCTTATTACATACAGACCCTTTCTGGTAAAAGAACACAAAGTACTGTTGACACTACAAGATGCTAATGCTGAAGAAGTATCTAGAATTATAAAAGAATTGGTTGATGTTTGCACATTTAATAGTCTAAAAATTGCAGATTTGGCTAATTTTGATATTGAATATATTTTTCTTCAACTTAGATGTAAATCTGTAGGTGAAACATTAGATTTACTAATTAATTGTGAATGTGGTAATAAGATTGAACATAAGGCAAATCTTTTAAACGCACAGGTTGTCAAAAAAGATGGTCATTCTAATAAAATTCAATTAACCCAATCCATTGGTATCGAAATGCGATATCCTAGTTTTGATGAAGTATTGAAGGTGTATGAATCAGAAAATAAAGAAGATATTATTAAACTTGTTATTAAATGCATCAAGGGTGTTTATAGTAAAGATGATTACTGGGATTCATCCGAACAAACAGAACAAGAACTAATAAATTTTGTTAATGATTTTACAAAAGAACAATTTAATAAACTAGAAGAATTTTTTGTAAGTATGCCCAAGCTGGAACAAGTACTTGAGGCAGATTGCAATAAATGCGGAAAACATAATGTCGTAAAATTGGAGGGCCTACAAAGTTTTTTCGTCTAAGTCTTTCTCAGGATTCGTTGATTAATTATTTTAAAATGAATTTTGCTTTGATACATCACCATAAGTATTCTTTAACAGAATTGGAAAATATGATGCCCTGGGAAAGAGAAACCTATATTGCATTGTTAATGCAGTATATACAAGAGGAAAACGAAAAACTTAGAATGCAAAAAAAGAAT